AACGCAGACAACGCAGGCTGATTACGTAAGACCTGTTCGATCTTCGCTTTCTCGGATGCCTCGCATTCACCATCTGCATAGGCCACCAGGTATGCAGCGTTAATCACCGCCTGTGCCAGATCGCGTTTCTCAAACTTTTTAATTTCCGCTGCCGCTCTGCGGGTTTTCTTTTTGAAGATTCCAAACATCGTGACGTTCCTTTGGGTGGGTGAGCCAACGCCCGGGAGCGATCTGCCCACAGAGAAAGTCACACTGACCACTCCGTAAGCTCACCCCCGAAAGGCTCTGTGGTTGATATGCGCCGGGCGTGGCGCAGATACAAAAAAGGCCCGCCGAAGCGAGCCTGGAAAATAAGTGTGGCGCGTTGTAGTGGAGTCGAACCACTGACCGATTGCTTAGAAGGCAATTGCTCTGTCCGGCTGAGCTAACAACGCAGAATACCGATAATGGACCGCCATCGGGGACCCGCCCCCGCACCAACAACCCTGTTATGGTGTCGTCTGCTCTTCCTGATAAGCTAATGGCGGTTTGTGATGGTGGCCCTTGCTGGATTTGAACCAGCGACCTGGCGATTATGAGTCGCTCGCTCTCACCACTGAGCTAAAGGGCCGGGAGCAGAATAATAATGGTGCGTAATTAATTCTGCAATCTCATCCGTTTCAAACGATTAAATCCTGAACTTCCCTGACTGTCTGTTCAAAGCGTCCGGTCTCCAGCTCAACACCAATCGCACAACGCCCCAGTGCCATCGCCGCTTTTACCGTTGAACCTGAACCCATAAAAAAATCTGCAACCAGGTCTCCCGGACGACTGCTCGCGTTGATTATCTGCTGCAGCATTTCTGCCGGTTTTTCGCACGGATGTTTCCCTGGATAGTACTGCACCGGTTTATGCGTCCAGACATCGGTGTACGGAACCTGCGCCGTCACACCGAAATACCGCCGCAAATTTTTATATTCACTCAGCAGTTCCGTATACTGCCGGTTCAGCTCACTGTATGTGCTGACCAGCTGGTGGTGTGGCTTTTCCAGTTCCCCGCGCTGATGTTTTTCTGCCGCAACACGCGCAAACAACGCCTGCAATTTGTTGTAATCACCCTCGTTCGGTAACTGCCACTGACTGATACCAAACCAGTGCGAAGCCATGTTTTTCTTTCCGGTGGCTTCCGCTATCTGTTTTGACGTTATTCCCAGTGATTTACGCGCATCACGAAAGTAAGAAATCAGCGGGGCCATGACGTGCTGTTTTAGCTCGCGCCCCTGCTCCACATAGCCATCATCTTTCGGGCGATACGGTCCCTGATAATGTTCTGCAAACAGAATGCGCTCTGTTGCCGGAAAATACGCCCGCAGACTTTCCTTATTGCACCCGTTCCAGCGTCCGGACGGCTTCGCCCAGATAATGTGGTTCAGCACATTAAAGCGCTCACGCATCATGATTTCGGTGTCAGATGCCAGGCGATGACCACAGAACAGGTAAAGACTTCCGGCAGGCTTCAGTACCCGCCAGAACTGCGCCAGACACTGGTCCAGCCATTTCAGGTAATCATCGTCGCCCTCCCACTGGTTATCCCAGCCCTCGGGCTTCACTTTAAAGTATGGCGGGTCTGTGACTATCAGATCGACAGAGTTTTCCGGTAAGGTCTGGATAAATTCCAGGCAATCAGCGTTGATTAACTCACAACTGGATATTTTTACAGTATTAATCATAGATCAATAAGCACTTCTCTGATAGGCTCATGCCGCTTTTGCGCAAAGCAGATGGGCCTGAGGTTTGCTTGTGACCCCAACGCATGAGCAGATGGCTGGCAGGTGCCGCTAACACCCACCAGCCGCCCATTACCACAAATTAAAAAGCCTTCACTGCGGAAGGCGTCTGTAACAACCGAACTGATAATCTGCCAGACCCGCCATAACAAGCTGAGTCAGTATTAACTGGCAGCGTTCGCGTGAAAGGTAAGTATTCTGCGCAATTTCCCCGACGGTCGCCGGTTCGGTGACGCTTAATTCATTAAACACCACTCTGGCGGTTTCGGTCATATCCTGCTGTTTTAGCATGCCTTTTTCCCTTTTCTGGTTAACGTGACATACCAATACCTCTTGTCGAAAAAGCCAGCAAGCTGAAAGACCAGTATTCACAACTACCAGCGCGTTTAATGTTCTGTGCCGTTTTTCAGGCATAAAAAAACCCGCATAAAGCGGGTTCTTTCAGGTGTCCATGTCTGCTATTCGCCTCGCGGTACAGCTTTGCGAAGCGTAGCTGGATTGAAACAGTTTATGGCTAAAAATACAAGCTTTTTTTCTAAAACTGCACAAACCTTACTACCAGCCAAAAATCCTCTTCGTGCAACAACAAACGCCCTCCAGATTCTAAGCGTCAGTAAAAGAAAATGCATCTCGCATCAGTGGATACAGAATAAACTCAGCTATTCTCAGCCACATATCTATACGATTGCGGCATGTTGCATAGCACCACTCAGGGTGAACCTCATTCAACAATTCAGCCATTTTGCGTTTACTCATCCCCCGCCCTTCGTATCTTTGCCGCAGGATATCAATCAATCCAGGATAACGTGCAAGCGCTTTACTTATCACCCCATCAATGCGTAACGCCTCTGCATCAGTACAGTGAGACAACCAGCTCTTCTGTCTGCCAGCGATCATCTCTCGCAAGAATGCTTCCAGCTCTGGTTTATCAATCCCTGACTCCCTGATTCTACGCAGGGCTTCATTGATTGCGGTTTTTGTCAGTTTTTTGGATGCCAGCAACTGATTGAACATATTTCCTGTTTTGCTACCACCTATATACGACCAACGCCCCCACATCCGTAATTTCCCCTGGATCCAGACGGCTTCCAGCGTTTTTAGACGTAAATGCTCGCCGCTTTTGCCTGTAATTTCCGGGTATATCATATTTACGATCACTCACTCTCAATTTTGTAAATCTTCACGCCCAGCCGCCCACCAGGAACGAGCTGACCGCGCACAATATTGATTTCATCAAACTGCTCGTCGTCTATGAGAAGTCCGGCATGCGTCAACGCATCCAGTGGTGCTTTCAGGATATTGTCCAGGTCACGGCGGCGCTTATCCGGTGGTTCTGCAATAATTTTTATTGCCAACCTTCCGGACAGGCTTAATTTCAGCCGCTGCTGGCGAACAATAAGCGCCACTGCCCGGCGATAACGCTCCCCGGCTTTTGATACAAAATATGTGCTGCCACGACGACGCCAGTAAGTGTTCACCGTTGGCGGGTAAGGCAAAACAAATTCTATGCGTTCAGTCATTTATGCTTTCCACTTCAGAACACCCGAATTTCTCGCGTGCATTAAAAAACGAATCAGCAACAACAGCTGGCTGCCGTGTTTTTCTTCAAAATCTTTTACCCCGGCGTGTAGTTCGCTATGGCATTTACGGCACAGCGGAATAACAAACAAATCATCAGCCTTTGTTCCCATCCCTCCCAGTCCATGACCAATGATGTGATGCGGATCATCTGCCTGATTGCCACACGTCATGCATTTCTGCGTTTTTACCCAGCGCGTGTATACAGGCATCTCTTCCCGTTGTGATTTCTGGCGCTGGAGATACTGAGCCGGTGACTCGGGATCAACGGCAATGCTGACCACCGTCTTTTCCTGTGGCGGGTTTTGCTGGTGGGCGTGAGGCAGCGGCGCAAGATTTTTTGTGCGCTGCTTCAGTATGCTGGTGGCGGTCTGCTCTCCCGGTACGATGTCGCTTTCACGGTACATTGAGCGGATTTTTTCCGCACGCAACCCCAGCGAACGACGTAATACCGCTTCCGGTAGCGCGTCCGCCACCTGATTGCGGACCGCCCACCAGGATAATTCAGCCAGCGATAATTCCCGTTCCTGCGAGCCATTCATTGCATGGCGTATGACGTCAATCATCCATGCAGACAGGTTTTGGTGAGCAAGTTGCCCGAGTGATTCGGAGGTCTGGTCGCGCAGCTGGTTGTCGCAGTGCCAGCACAACACCATTGCGCCGGTACCATAACGGTGAATGACGGTTTCACTGTGGTGATAATCACCGTGTGGCCACTGGCAGGATTTAACATGGCGCAGTAACCAGTCAGACAATGCGCCAGCGCCACCAGCAGCACGAATCACTCGTTCGTCGCTGAAAAATGGCAGTAATGATTTATCCTCCGCCAGCGGCTGGCGAACGGCAGGAACGACCCCGGACGGCAGATTACGCATGCTTTTCGGTTCCGGCTCCACCAGTACCCGGGTATTGTGGAATACCGGCATGGATTCACGGCCCGGCTTAACGATCACCAGCCCGAGTTCCGGTACCAGAACAGGTCGAAGTAATACCCGCACGTTACCTCCAGATGCGTTGCTGGAATGTGCGGGACGGACGCGGTGGTCGTTCGGAGTAAGGAAGCCTGACGGAGATTATCCAGTGACGATAATCGAGGCTGAGGGCTTTCTTAATCTCGTATCCGTGTCTGCGGTAGCACTGAATTAGCCACTCGGCCTGTTCTTCAGTGCATGGGGGATGCTGGAACCAGTCAGATTTGAAAGTGCGGGAACGCCGCCCGTGCCTGCTGGCAGGGGCGGCAGAGTTATCCGAATTGTAAAATTTGGTATCGTGCGCCATCTGTTTTCTCTGCTGGCGCAGCAGGTGCCAGTTGTTCAGGCTGACGGATGGATTGTAAACCAGAACGACCAGAAAAAACAAAACCCGCCGAAGCGGGTTAAGTGCGGGTGCGTTGAGGATGCCTGACACATCAGCGGTGGCGAGGGATTTCTCCCCCGCCGGGTCTCTTACTCCTCAGGTTCGTAAGCTGT